CGAAGCTCGGCGATGGTTTCTTTGACGCCGTCGACTCGGATGGTTGCGCTCACTTGTGGGCCTTGTTGAGGATCTCGATCGCCGTGTTCAGATCGCGGGTGTCGAACTCGATGTCTGGAGGCCACCAGCCGACGGCGACTAGCAGTTCTGCTAGGCCGCGTCGGTAGGTGCCTCTTGGGTAGGGTTTGAGGCTCCGGCCTCGACCACCTCCAACGTGACGATCTTCTTGATGAAGTCGTCGAGCTGGAGCGGGACTGTGATCTTGGCCTGCTTGAGTGCTTCGTAGGCCATGAAGGCGAGATCCTCGGCGCCGACGCCTTGGGCGAGGTCGGAGGCCTTCCGCTTGTATTTCCGTTCCCAGAGGACGGTGATGAAGAGGTTGGTCTCGACGTCGACAGGGCCTTCGCCGAGGTCTACGCGGATGGTGAGTTTCATGTCGGGACTCCTTGGTTACGGGGTGATGTCGCGGGCCCACGTTCCGCCGACGAAGGTGACTTCGACTTCGGAGAGCTCGCCGACGGTGGCCGAGATCGGCGTGAAGTTGGCGAGGAACGCGCCGGCGATCGTGTACTCCGGGTTGGAGGCCGATTCGCTGGTGCCGGACGGGCTGATCGTGAGGGTGACGGCGTCGTCGCCGCAGACGTCGTACAGCGTGGCTTCGATCTCGCTGGCGCCGTAGCTGTTGAACAGCGTGAGGCTCACTTCGACGGTCTGGAGGCCCTTGGTGTACTTGCGGCCTCCGTCGCCGAACGCGGTCGTCTCGAGCTGGTCGTAGCCGACGGTGAGGGTCGCCGACTTACACTGATCGGAGACGTCCACGGCGCCGATCAGGACGGTGGGGTTGCTGAGGTAGGTGGTGGTGGCCATGGGGCTCCTTCTAGTTGCGCCGTGAGGCGATTCTCACGGTGAGGTCGTATGCCGGGAGTTCTTGGCCGCCGATGGTGACGACGGACGGACGCCCGGAGGTGATGGGGAGGCTTGAGTTCATCAGCGTGTCCACTTGGGTCAGCAACCAGTCGATCGCGTCTTGGTTCGCTGGAGGTGCGGCCACGACGGAGATGGTGAAGGTGAGGTCGCCGACGTTGTAGGTGAAGCTGTCGAATGTTGGCGGGCTGATGAGCACCGATAGCGGCCGAATGTTCCGCGGGTCGGTGACGGGTTTGAAGCCGAGGTTGGTGATGGTTGTGACGAGACTGTTTTGGGCCTCGATGAAGATGCCGGATGCCATGTCATGCGACCTGCGCCCGGTTGATGCCCAGAAGGCGCATGATTTCGCCGTGGGAGAGGGTTGGGATTGCGTTGCCCATGCCGTCGAAGGATGCGAACGAGTCGACTGCGCCGCGTTGGCGGTACAGGCTGGCGGCGTACATGGTCGTCCCAAGAGTGACCGCGCCGGACGGGCTGGTGGTGAGACTGTCGGAGTATCCGGCGGCCTGACGGCGACGGTACGCCCAAGCGTTCGCCGCGGAGACGCAGGTCGTGATGAACGCGGTGTCGTTGGCGGTAGCCGATGCGATACCGAGCCACTCGGTCACGTTGGAGCTCGTGATCCAAGTACAGGTCTGCGTCCATGTCAGGGAGCCGAACGGGTCGGCGCTGTCACGCTCGACGAGATCGCCCGAGTCTGCGTAGAGCAGTTGGTTCGGAATCAGGATGTCAAAGTCGTACCAGTAGTCACCTTCGTCGGAGACGCCGGTGAAGAGCGCGGTGGGAACGGCTAGGACGGTGTGCGTGCCGTCCATGCCGTTCCCGAGTCCGCTGATTGTGATCGAGTCGCCGATGCTGATCGGGGTCGCCTCGAGAGTCTGAACCACGACGACGTCATCCAACCTCATCCGATGGGTGACTGTGAATGTGGCCATGGTTCAGACTCCGGGGCAGATCAGACGAAGGCGGCCTTGATGAACTTCGTGTCGTCGAGCATGAGGGTGGCGAAGTAGCCGCGGAACTTGATGTAGCGCGACAACGAGCCGTCCGCGGCCTCGACCGAGATGGCGCCCTTCTGCTGTTCGAAGATCTCGAAGCCGTCCGGGTGGCCGATGGCGAGGGTGCCGGACGCGAAGTTGCGGTCGACGACGACCTGAAGGCCGAAGGCGGTGGCGGTGGCGGTGCCGGGTGCCATGTTGCCGAAGGCGTTCATCGGGCCGATCTGCGGGAACAGCGGACGGTCAGCGGTGTCGGTGAGCTGTCCCATCGAGGCCCAGCGGTTCGGTGCGACGAACAGGTGGGTCGGGAGCCATCCGTTGGAGGCCGAGAGGATGTCCGACGCGGCGGTGTACATCCACGTCACCCAGTCCACCGGATCGGCGATGTTCGCGGCGGTGAAGTTGTTGCTGTTCGTGATGCCGGTGATCAGATTGTCAGCGGCGACGTTGTCGGTCTCGTTGGCGTAGACGCGGGCCATGTCATCGAGAAGCAGGGCGAGCACGTTGGGGTCGGTCCAGTCCATGTCCTCTTCGGACAGGCGGACATAGCCGCCGTAGACGCCCTTGGTGACCTGATTGTCGGAGACGACGAAAGTGCCCTGATCGAGCGCCGTGTTTTCGCCGTTGCTGGCGCCGATCGTGGTATGCGTGGTCACGCTCGGACGGCGGAACACCTTGCCACCGCCGGGCATCGCCTTCGCGCCGATGGCGTCGATGACAGGGCGCAGGCCGCGGAAGTTGTTATACACCGGGCCGACGATCGGCTCGGGCAGGATGCCGGGCGTGTCGGTCGTTTCGACGTTCGGAGCGGCCGCGCGGATGCGGGCGTTGAACTCGGCGAACTCGGAGCCACCGGCGAGGAACTTGGCGATGTACTCGCCAGCCGACGGGAGCTTGAAGTCGCGGCGGGCTTCCGCGAAGATCGGGGTGGTGGGGATGATCGGCTGTGCGGCCGATGCTTCCACCGGGGTGGGTTCTGACATGATTGAGTCCTCCTCGGGCTCGGGGTATTCGGGGTTGGTGGGTTCTTCGTCGTCCTCCGGGGCGGAGGCGGCGACAGAGGTGATGCGGGCTTGATCGAAGGCCGGGACGGCGACGAGCGACAGCTCATGCCAGTTTGCGGCGGTGACGACCATGGTGCCGTTCTTGTCGAACTTGAACTTGGTGGGCTCGACTCCGACGCTGACGGCGTCCAAGGCTCCCATCTTGAGAAGCTCGAGGGCGTCGTTGCCGGCGGCGGTCGGGGCGATCTTGGCTGTGAACATCATGCCTTGATCGGTGGAGACGCGCTCGGTGACAAGGCCGACGACCTTGCTGAGATCGTGCGAGTCGACGAGCTTCGGGGCGCGGCCGTCCTCGGGCAGGGAGCCCGCTTCGAAACGGACCGATGTGCCGAGGCTGTCGATCGTGGTGACTCCCCACGGGCAGGCGAGGCCGGTGATCGAGCGTGACGGCGGCTCGCCGGGTGCGGCGGCGTCGATCGTCAGGTCGGTGATTGCGAGGCGAATCAAGATTGTGCTCCTTGCGGGATGTCCGGCTGTGAGAGTACGTCGGCTGACTGGTCCTCTTCCATCATCCCGGCCTGCGCGAGTGCTTCGTCGATGTCGAACTCGACGTGTCGGCCGCGGGGCAGTACGTCGTCCATGCTGAGGCGTTCGGCGATTGCGGTCGCGTACGGAAGAGCTCCCCAGAGCCACAGATCACGCCGGGACTCTTGGGCGTTCTGGTAGGTCATGCCGCTCGAGGTGGGCGCGGAGACGAGGTAGGCGGGGACGCCGGCGAGGCGGCTCATTTCGAGTGCGGCGTAGTTGCGGGCTTCGGTGAGCTGAAGTTTCGATGGGTCGGACTGGAACTCTTTGAACTCGACGGCCGAGTTGAGAGCGCCGATTGCGGATTCGCGGCGGACGTTCGCCCAGCCAGACGCGAGCTCACCAAGCTCTTCGGCGGTCATCGGTTCCGAGCCGTCTTTCTGCTGGAGGTAGCCGGCGGCGATCTCGGTGAGGGCGAAGCGGCGGGCGGCCGAGTCGAGGCGGATGGCGATGTCGATCGCCCGGTTGCCGGTGTACAGCAGGCCTTGATCGGGGCCGAGGAAGCAGATCACGTTGGCGGGGTCGAGCATGACGCCGTTGAACTCGATCTCGTCGGGCATTCCCCACCACTGTGGGCCTTGCTGGTTCGGGGTTTCGACGTTGGAGTGTGGGAGCCAGGTGAACGCGGCCGGGAAGCCGGTCGAGTAGCGGGCGGTGACGTACCAGAAGCTCCGGCCGTAGAGCATGAGGTCGGAGACGGTGTTGGCCATGATGAACTGGCGGGGCACCTTCGGGTCGGGGCGTGTGAACCAGCCTTCGCCTTGGAGGTAGACCTTCATGTACTCCTCCTCCAGCGGGTTCCACTGGAGCTGGTACTGGAGAAGGTCGAGGCCGGCGACGAGCGAGCAGATCATCGAGCGGGAGCGGGCGATCGTGGGGATGGACAAAGCTCGTTCCTCGGCCGTCCCGACTGAATAGCTGAGGAACGAGCCGATCTGTCCAGCGCCGCCAGACGCCGCCTTGACGGCGACCGCGGGCTTGCCGGTCGTACGCTTGAAGAGTGCCACTACGCCGGAGTCTCCCACGCGCTTGAGCCGGTGTCTACTATCTGGACACTCCGATCGCGACTCGAGCCTTTGATGGTGCGGCCGACGCGAGAGCTGTCGCCCAGACGAGACAGCGGGCGAGCTCGATCGGGCCCGGCGACTTCTGCGAGCTGAGCACCACGTTCCCGGACTGTTTCACGAGGACGGCGCGGCCGACGTGCTCGGCGAGCGCGAGCTCTCCGTTGTGCTCGACTTTGCCTTCGTTTATCATCGCCCGGGCGAGCGCGGTCCACTTGAGCAGTTCGCCGTAGCCGACGGTCTTGGTGCGGGGCGCCCACGCGCGCGGGGCGTGGATCTCGAGCGATGGGGAGACGGCGAGGACGGTGCCGCGTTCGGCCATGACGCGCTCGACCTCGACCCAGAGGGCATCTTCGGATTCGACGACGAACTCGGTGACGACTTGGATCTTGCGGTCGTCGCGCCGGAACGCTCGGACGCCGACGTAGCGGGACTCGTCGAGCGAGCTGTCGACGGCGAGAACACCGCCGGCCGGCATGGGTGTCGCGGTGCGACAGTTGTCCCAGACGCCCGGGCTGAGCCAGCTGTTGGTGCTTGAGATCCAAAGGTTGAGGTGGGCGCGGAGGAAAGCATTCTTGTCGGGAGTCTCCGCCGCGGCCTCGAGGGCGTCCCATGTGACGGTCGAGCCAAGCGCAGGGTTCGCCCACGGCCACCAGCTTCGATCTTCCCAGCGGACACCGGGCGGTGGCGACCATTCGGCGAAGTACAGTTTGGAGGGGCGGCCGGCGTCGATCGCGTTGATCGCCTGCTCGCGGAGTTTGAGCATCGCGGTTGAGGACTCGTCGCCAGCGGTGGAGAACATCGCCATCAGCGGCGACGGCCGGGCGATCATCGTCGGCCGGAGCGCGTCAAAGATCACGGCCGGCGAGATCGACCAGATCTCATCCAGCAGGACGAGGTCGTTGCTGGCGCCGTGCTGGGTGGAGGTCGCCGCGGCGACTCGGAGCGTAGAGCCGTCGGGCATGATGATCTGCTCACGGCCGTACGACCAGAACGGCTTGGCGCCGAACACCTCGAGGATCGGGGCGAGCTCACGGAAGATCGCCGACGAGCGGTCGAGCTTGTTGGCCACCAGCATGACGGACTGCGGCCGGCCGGTCCGTACCGCCCACTCGGTCACCATGAACCCGGCGATCGCCTTCAAGAGCACACTCTTTCCCTGCTGTCGGGCACAGCTCACCAAGGCTTCCCGGTGGACGAACCGGCCGTCCTTCTGAGCGAAGATGCCGTTCACGGCCCGAACCTGCCAGTCCATGAGTGGCATGAGGTGTCTCGAGGACCATTCCGCGATCAGAGGCCCGACGCTGGTATCAGCATCGAACAAAGTCTCCAGACGCGGCTCGACCCGGCCAGAAACACCCGAAAAGTCACCAGAAGGCGCTAGATCTCGGCTGGTTTCCCCTCCTTGGAGAGAAGGGAGGT